GAAGCATTTTAAAAAGCCCTGGCCGTGTTTTTTTAACGCGCCCCCGCGCCCGTAGTTATAATATTATAATTATAATTACAAGAACAGGTTAAAGGCTTTAAAGCTTGAAAAAAGCAGTTTTGAGAGTGAGAGTATGAAAAGAGAGAGAGAGCACAGCATCCGCCCGGCGCTCCCGGCGATCGACCAGGATCAGGAAGCAAACGAGGTTTTGAAAGCTTGAGAGCAGGCAGGGGAAATTTCGGCGCCGCCCCCAGGTGGAGGGCAGGCCGCCGGGGTAAGGGGTTTTCCTTATAGCGCTGCTATATAGTTGTCCCGCTGGCTGATGGATCACCCAGGCGTCCGGGCGATGCCTTGACATTGTATAGGCACACAGGTATAATATAAGCAAATGGCAAACAATAGTAAACCGGGCGGCGGGTTCGATCTGAAGCGCAAGTGCGAGGAGTTAGCACCGGCGGCGCTTGATGCGTTGGCCGAGATAATGCGCGAGGGTGGCCGCAATTCGCAGGCGCGGCTCGGTGCTATCCAGCAGATATTAGATCGCGCTTTCGGGCGGCCAGCGGCCCAGGTTGAGGCACTCCAGGTCGGCGGGCTCGAGATCATAGTATCCGGCCCGAAGTCCGGCCCGGCGCTCCCGGCTCCGGCGGCTGGCGAAGCGGCGGCCGGGATCGAGGTGTCCGCCCGGGCGCTGGCTGCTGATCCCGGCGGTGCTCCCGCGCTCGCCGGGGAGGATGCGGTAGCATCCGGCGCCCAGGCGCAAGCCCAGGCGCGGACGGATCAGCCCGGAATTTCGGCGGCTGGCTCCCAGGGTGCCCCCACTCCCGGCCCGGCGGAGGGCGGCCGTCGAGCGGTACCGGTACCTCACGGGACGGGTACCTCTCTTTCCCCTGGTGGTGATGGGCCTTTGTCGGAAAAGGGGTCGGGTCTAAACGGGTACCGGTCCTTTGATGGAGAGGACGAGTAGGAGTCCCAAGAAAATGGCTGACAAGCGTCGGTGGAAGATTGAGGCGAGCGAAGCGCAGAACGGGTTTCTATTAAGTTCGGCGCGGTACCCGGCGTTTGTGGGTGGATGGGGTTGCGGGAAGACCTTGTTTGCGATATTGAAGATGCTGCGGTTCGCGGCGGCGCATCCGGGCGGGCTTGGGTTGATAGCGCGGCGGGAGTACACGGATTTGCGGGACAGCACGATCAACGATTTTCGTAGGTACACGGGGCTGGCGGTTTTGGAGCAGCGGAAAGAGGTCGTCTTGCCGGAGACGGGCGGGTTCAAGGTGATGTTCCGGCACGCGTCGGAGTTCAACGTATTGCAGAACGTAACGCTCAGCGCGGTTTTTCTTGAGCAGGCCGATGAGATTGAGGATGAGGGCATTTTTGATTTCCTTAGGGGCCGGTTGCGTGGCGGGCAGGAGCAGCAGTTCTGGTTGACGGCGAACGCGACCGACACGGCCCATTGGATATACCGGCGCTGGAAAGAGGATTTGAAGAGCGATTACGCGTTGTTCGAGATGGGCACGATGGAGAACGCGGGCGTTTTGCCGGAGAGTTTTACCAAAGACCTGGGCCGGATGGAGAAGGACAATCCGGCTATGTACCGCCGGTATGTCTTGAACGAGTGGGGCGTTTCCGACAACCAGTTCGTCCTTATTCCGGCCGAGGTGATAGACGGTCTGGCCGGGACGAAGTTTGTCGGTGGTGGACGCCGGTCGGTCGTTTCGATTGACCCGTCCGGCGGCGGGGACGAGTGTCCCTTGATGGCGTTCGTCAACGAGGAAGTCAAGGAATTGGTGTCGCTTCACGAGAAAGACACGATGAAGATCGTCGGGCAGGCGCTTTTACTTGGCCGGCGGCACCACACGCGCAACTTCGCGGTAGATACCATCGGGCTTGGGCAGGGCGTGGCCGACCGGCTTTCCGAGCTTGGCCAGACGGTGATCCGCATCGGGTCGGCCGAGAAGTCCACCAACGAGCGATACGCCAACCGCCGGGCCGAGATGTACGGCCTGGTGTCCGAGATGGCCCGCGACCGGAAAGTCCCGGGCATTGACGATGTAGAGACCCGGCGGCAGTTGGCGTCCGTCCGGTATAAGGTTATGGGCAGCAACGGGGCGGTCGCGCTTGAGAACAAGGACGAGGTAAGGAAGCGCATCGGCCGCTCGCCGGACCGGGCCGACTGTTATGTTTACGGGATATGGGCGTCGCGCCTGGTTCCCGACGAGACCCGCGATTTTGGTTATGAGCGCAAGCGCGGCCTGTTTCGGATTGGTTCCCATATGGCGGCATAGGAGGGTCTGATGCCATACAAGCGCATAGGGTCAGCGGTAGTTCACAAGAAAGACGGCCGGTGGTCGGTCAAGCAGCGGTGCGCCAGTCCCGAAAAGGCGAAATCGGCGATCCGGCTGCTGCAGGGCCTGGACCACGGGACAATCAAGCGCAAGGGGGGCAAATGACGCGACGGGTAGTGGTTTACGGGTCGGGCGCGGGTGATATTGTCTGGGAAGGCGGCCGGCGGTGTCAGCGCATTTTGCGCAAGGTCGTCTATGGCAACCCGGTAAAAGTCCATCACCGTGTTGTGTGTCGGTGCGCGGCCCCGGGTTGCGGGACGATCTTGAGCCGGTACCACGCCGGCCGGTACTGTTTTATTCACGAGTCGAGAGAGTACAAATCCATCGGCCGCGTGAATTATCACGATCTTGGCAAATACGGGCGGGGCGATGGGTGATATAACGAAATTTCAGGCGTGGTGGAAGGAAGCGTATGACGCTGAGGAGGTCTGGCGTCGCAAGGCGCGGGCCAACCGGCTGATGTATGTCGGAAAACAATGGGACGCGCCTGACCTTGATATTCTGCGGAAAGAGGGCCGGCCGGCCTTGACCATCAACAAGATTTTCCCGTTGATCAACTTTCTCCAGGGATACCAAATCCAGAACCGGCAGGACATCACGGTAATCAACCGCAAAGGGTCAACGAAAGCCGAGGCCGAAATCCTTACCGAGTGTATTCGCCACCTGATAGACACCAACTCCGGCGACAACGAAATCTCCTCGATGTTCATTGACGGGATCATTACTGGGCGCGGGTTCATCTCCGGCCTGGTGAGTTTTGACGATGACCCCATCAACGGCGACCTTCTGCTACAGCGCTTCAATCCGCTCCAGATATACCTTGACCCGAAAGGCGAGCGGTACGATCTTTCCGATTGCGGGTACATCATCAAGAGCGTCTGGTACACGATGGACCGGCTTCGGGCGGAGTTTCCAAGCAAGGCCGATGAGATCGGGCGCGGGTATGCCGAAAGCGGCGAGGTACAGTTCCGGGGCTATGGCGAGCAGGACGAGTACGAAAAGAACAGCGGCGGCATCGGCGGATTACACGACAGCCAGGTCCTGGTCAAGGAAATCTGGTACAAGACCGACGCCGAGGTCCATTATGTTCTTCTTCCCGACGGGAGCGTCAACGCCATCCGGGACGAGGAGCAGGCCCGGGCGCTTGCCGACAGCGTGCCTGGGTCGGCCATCAAGACGCGCCGGCAGGATGTCCTCAACCTGGCCTCAATAGTCGGCGATGTAACGCTCCAGGACACCGAGCGGCCCTTTGAGGAGTTTAACGCCTATCCGTTTGTCGGGTTCTTCCCGTACCGGATGGACAAGGACGAGGATATTGACGACCCGTTCATCGGCGTGATTGACAACTTGGTTGATTTACAGAAGGAAGTCAACAAGCGGCGCAGCCAGCAGTTGAATATCATCAACACGATGGCTCACTCCGGCTGGTTGAACAAGCAACAGGCCGGCGCCAAATCCTCCGAGCTTGAGCATTTTGGATCATCGCCCGGCGCGGTGATAAATTACGAGGAAGTCCCGCCGATTCAGATTACTCCGAAAGCCCCGAGTCAGGCGCATCTCCTTACCGAGGAGAAAGCCGCCACCGATATGAAGGAGACCAGCGGCATCAATCCCGACCTCCTGGGGTATCGCGGCGAGCGCGGTGAGCCGGGCGTGGTTTTACAGATGCGCCAGCAGCAGGGATCTATCATCCTTGAGGGGATGCTCAACAACCTCAGACGCAGCCAGCGGATTTTGGGTTCGATCCTTGTCGGCCTGATTACCAAGAGCGGATTGTACACGGCGGCGGAGGTGTCGAACATCATAGACATTACTTCCAATCCTGAGAAGCAGATGGCGGTTGAGGCGTTATTTATCAATCCTGACCTCAAGCGGTTCGATGTTCTGGTTGCGACGCAGCCGACCAGCCCGAGCCAGCGCCAGATGAATTTCTACAAGATGGCTGAAATGGCCAAGTCCGGGCTGCCGATCCCGCCTGAGGTTATGGTCAAAGCGGCCGATTTGCCGTACAGCGACGAGATACTTGCGTATATCCAGCAGATGAAGGCCGCCCAGGGAGCCCCTGCCGGGCCTTCTCTTGAGGGAGCTTTAGGCGGAGAACAAGCGCCGCCAGGGGTTTAACTCGCGTCCCCTTTAAAACGCGCAGATTTCGGGCGCCCGGAGCCCGCATAATCCGGAGAGGAGACCAGGATGGCAAAGAATTTAGACGATCTGACGGACGATGAAGTCGGCAAGATGACGGACGCCGAGATCGCGGCCCTGGAAGTCCAGGGGGAGTCGGATGAGAAAGCGCCCGTTGACCAGCAGCCCCCCGCTGGTGGAGACGGAGAAACGGCGGCGCCTGCCGAAGAAGGCGTGGAAGCAAAACCCGCTCAGCCGGTCCAGGCGGTACCTGATCTGGAGGCATTGAAGCGGGAGATCGAGCAACTGCGGCACGCGAACGACGGCATTACCCGCGACCTGATTGAAACCCGGAACAAGCTCCGGGAAGTCAAGCCGCCGGAGCCGCCGGCCGACCCGCTCGGCGACCTGATGAAGGATGTCGAGGATGACGACTTCATCTCCGCCGGGAAGCTCAAGGAAGTCCTGCGGCAAGCAAGCAAGAACCTTGAGCGTACCGTCGAACAGCGCCTTGAAGAGCGGAAATTCCAGGAAGTGCTTGCCCGTATCGAGGAAAGCCGCGAGCGGGCCAAGACCAGACACGCCGATTATCTGGAGAAAATAGAGCGGTTTTTCTCCGCTCTATCGCCTACCGAGTCGGCCCTGGTCCAGCAGCAGATGCTCAAAGAACACGATCCTGCGGAGGCGGTCTATGGTATGGCTCTTAGGTTCGAGGCCATCCGTGGATTGACCGGCAACCCGGCCCAAGCCGCTCAGGTCCGCTCCAAAGAGCCGCCGAAGATACTCGGTGGTGGTGGACGCGGCGGAGCGCCCAAGATGACGGCAGAGCGGTTGCTTACGATGACCGACGCCGAAATCGAGAAGATGGAACGGGAGAGCCCGGGCGCCTTGCGGGAATTACATCGTCAAATGGGTGAAACCTAACGGAGGAAGTAAATGAGCGCAACAAGCATCCCTGCCAACCTTGTACCAGAAGTATGGTCAAGGCGGCTGTGGGTCGAGGCCCGGAAAAAGATTTTCTTCTCCAAGTTTGCCGGAGAGGAAGTCCCGACCGGAGACAAGACCTCCAAGAACTCCCTGAACGACATCGTCAATGTCTCGACCGACTTGACGAAAGAACAGGGCGACGCGATCACCTTCGGTCTGGCCTACCAGCTGACCGGAGCCGGCCGGAGCGGGACCGAAGCGATGGAGGCGTACGAGGAGGCCATCTCCCTGTACGACCTGAAAGTTACCATCGAGCGGTACCGCAACGCGGTTCTGTGGGACGAAATCCTACAGGGCCAGAAGTCCCCGTACTCGATCCGGGCTACGGCCAAGACGCTGCTGTCGGACTGGCTGGCGGCCAAGATTGACGGCCTGACCATCACGGCCCTGACAACCAGCCCGACCTCGACCCGGATTCTCTACGGCGGCGACGCCACCTCCAACGCGTCCATTGACACCTCGGATGTGTTCAGCACCACGCTGATCGAGGCCGCCGTCCGCAAGGCGTCCCTGGCGACGCCGAAAATCCGGCCCATCAAGATCAACGGCAAGGATTACTATGTGATCCTTGCTCACCCATACCAATGCGCCTCCCTGCGCAACGAGGCCGCTTGGCAGCAAGCGCAGCGGGAAGCCAATGTGCGCGGAGATGAGAACCCGATCTTTTCGGGCGCCTGTGGCGTGTACGCCGGGGCGATCATCTACGACTACGAGCGCATCCCGACATACAGCACCTGGGGAACCGGTGCTGTGCCGGGCGCCCGGGCCGTGCTCCTCGGCGCTCAGGCGGCCTGCTGGGCGTTCGCCAAGAAGTCCTACTGGAAGGAGCGGGAGACCGACTATGACAGCGTCGGTGTCCAGGTCGGGACTCTCGTCGGGATCGCCAAAGCGAAGTACAACAGCATTGACTACGGTGTCATCGCGCTTGACACCTACGCTGCTGAGACCTACCCCTCAGCTACCACCTAAGATAGGGTAGAACCGGAATTATTGCGCCGGGGCGATTACCTCAAACCGGCGCAACTATGGAAGACAAGCCGAAGATTCTGCTGATACCCGACTCACCCGGATGGGCGATGGACAACCGGTGCGATGCTTTAATCAAGCATCTCAGCGACCGGTACACCTTTGACAAGGTTTATTGGTGCGGGATGCCGGAGCGTGATTATTCCGGCTACGACCTGATATACTATGCCGGGTTCTATATGGTCGGGACGAAGCGCGACAAGGCGTTCAAGCAGACCGTTGCGGTAACGACGGTTTCCGGGGCGGTCAAGATGACGCTGGCCGAGATCGCGGCGAAGGTTGACCTTGTGGCCGCGTTTAGTATTCCCAATCCTCTCCTCCTGGAACTCCGGCAGTTATCGCAATCCGAGATGTTTTACGCTCCCAACGGAGTTGACGCTGACCTGTTCTCGCCCGGCGACAAGCCCAACAACGAGCGATTTACCGTCGGGTGGGCCGGTAACTCAAAGCACGCCGGGAAACGGGTCGAGGAATTGAAGCGGGCGTGTTCTTTTGCCGACGCTGAGCTGAGAATACAGGATATGGCCGAAAGGATACCTCACGACAAGATGCCGGATTTTTACCGGGGACTTGATTGCTATTGCTGCCCATCTGTGTCCGAGGGTTCAAACAACTGCCTGCTGGAAGCGGCGGCCTGCGGGATACCTTTGATTGCCACTCCAACCGGTAATGCCTGCGAGATAATCAAGTATGACGGCGGGTTTTATGTCCGGGACGATCTGGGCGACCTGGAAAGCGTGATCGATACGATGAGGACAGTTGACCGGGACCGGATGGGCGCGACCTTGCGGGAGCGCATCCTTTCCGGCTGGACTTGGGAAGTTGCGGCAAGGCAGTTTGGCAATATGTTCGACTACGCCATGGGGATAATCCGATGATCGTATGCTTCACGCTGGATGATGGCCTGAAATCGCAAATGAGGTTTTGGAACAAGACCTTGATACCGTCAACCTATTTCATCCTGCCGGAAGCGACCGAGTTGAAAACAAACTATGGCAACCGGGGCAACCTGGACATCCTGTCCTGGGGCGAAGTCCGGTTGCTGGCGAAGCATAACGAAATTGGGTTCCACGGATACTCCACGGAGTACGAGAATTGGGGTGTCGAGAAGACCAAGACCGCCATCGAGTTTCACCTTTCCTTGTTCGAGCGTGAGACCGGGCGACATCCGAAATCTTTTGCCTATACCAATATGAGGGCCTTCCAACTTCCGCTGGTTATGGAGAAGTTTTCATATATCCGGGATTACTTCTGGCGCGACAAGGATGAGAAAGGAAATTATAACCTGCGGATGCCCAACACTCCGGAGAAGATGAAGCCCTGGTTGCCAAAGATTTTCTGTATTCATCCGAACGCGGATCTGGTCGCTTACCTGAAAGCGATCAGGCGAGTCGCGGAAGCGGGTTATGAATACTGCGTCATTATTCTCCACGGAATAAGCGACGACACGATTTACCACGCCCGGGTGATTGCATTGTTCTACGATACCTGTACTTTCAAGCAGATATTCGAGGGACGCGGCCCGGAGGCCGTGGCTCAACCGGCGCCCTCCGGGTTGGCCGCTGGTGGTTCGACTCCACCCGTC